CAGGACTGGCAATATCACCAGCACCACAGTCAACGCCCAGAATGCTAAGATCGAAGACGATGTACTTACCATTGAGTCAATCAATGTGGTACACTCCAACCCGCTATTCGGGATCAATGCCTCGGTCAAAGGCTTGAAACGTCCAGCAAAGAAAGATGCCGAATAAGAAAGATTCCAGGTTAGTAAGGGCAGGAGTGAGCGGGTACAACAAACCCAAGCGCACCCCTAGCCACCCAAAGAAAAGCCACGTTGTCGTGGCAAAGGTCGGGAACAAGGTGAAGACCATCCGCTTTGGGGAACAAGGAGCTAAGACTGCAGGTAAACCTAAAGCAGGTGAGTCAGCTAGGATGAAAGCTAAGAGAAAATCTTTTAAAGCCCGTCACGCTAAGAACATCGCAAAAGGAAAGATGTCGGCGGCGTATTGGGCAGACAAGGAGAAATGGTAATGGAAACTGCACAAGGTATATATCAGAATTTAGAATCGGACAGGTACATGTTCCTGGATAGGGCGCGGGATGGTTCTAAGCTGACCATACCATTCCTTATGCCGCCATTGGGACATAGCCCCGCAAACAGGCTACCCACGCCATATCAAGGCATAGGTGCAAAAGCAGTCAACAATCTGGCATCCAAGCTGTTGTTGGCATTGCTACCACCTAACGCACCATTCTTCCGCCTGACAATAGACCGGGGAGAACTCAACAAAGCCCAGGCCGAACTAGGACAAGAGCAAGCTAGTGGGCTGCGTACTGAACTGGAGCGAGCCTTGTCGGAGATTGAGAAGAGTGTTTCGATGGAGATTGAAACCAACGCCATCCGTGTTGGAGCATACGAAGCCATCCGCAACTTGATCGTTACTGGCAATGCCTTGATCTACATGGACAAGTCAGGACAGACCCGGGTCTTCCGACTGGACCGGTATGTGGTGAAACGTGACCCGATGGGCAATATCCTCAAGATTGTTACCCAGGAAACCATCTCGCACTCTGCACTTCCTGAAGAGATCCGTTCACAGTATGCCAACGACAAGGAAGCCAACTGTGACCTCTACACGGCTATTGTCCGTGAAGGTGAGGATACATTCCGTGTATGGCAGGAAATCAAAGGCACAGTGCTGCCTGATACCGAAACTACATACACGGAGGAGAAACTTCCTTACATTGCTTTGCGCTTTAACCGGATCGACGGGGAAAGCTATGGCCGAGGATACGTTGAGGAATACCTTGGCGACCTTCGTTCCCTGGAAGGACTGTCCCGTGCGCTCCTTGAAGGATCTGCTGCTGCTTCCAGGTTATTGTTTTTGAACAATCCCAACGGGGTAACAAACTCCGACGACATTGTAAATGCACCCAACGGAGGCGTTATCGAGGGCTTGGCTCAAGATGTAGTCCCATTGCAGTTGCAGAAGTACAATGACTTTAGGGTAGCCTTGGAGACTTCGACAAGGATTGAAGAGCGTGTATCCCAGGCATTCTTAATCAACAGCGGTGTGGTGCGGCGAGCAGAACGTGTTACCGCCGAGGAGATCCGTATGTTGTCCCAGGAACTAGAGTCCGCACTTGGTGGATTATACAGCTTACAAGCACAAGAGTTCCAGTTGCCATTGGTGCGCCTCCTGATGAACCGCATGACACAAGAGAAGCGTCTTCCGAAACTACCCAAGGGTATAGTCAAGCCAGCCATTACTACAGGCGTGGAAGCCCTTGGCCGCGGTAACGACCTTAATCGCCTGGATATGTTCCTGGCTGGAGCGAACCAAGTAGTGGGTCCACAAGCAGTCCAGCAAGTCTTAAGCATACCTGAATACTTCAAGCGGAGGGCAACGGCACTCGGCATTGAAACAGAGAATCTAGTTAAGTCTGAGGAGCAATTAGCACAAGAGCAGCAACAGCAGCAAATGATGATGATGGCTTCTCAACTTGGTAAACCCGCCATTGAGACTGCGAGCGCACAATATATGCAACAGCAGGAGATGGCAGAAAGAGCACAACAACCAACAGAATAAGAAATGGGCGTAGTAAGTAGCATACAAATCAATGAACCCGCACCCTCCGAGATCGCACCTGAAGACCAGGAGGAAGTTGTCGATGAACAACTAGCTGAGGATCAACCAGAAGAACAAGGACAAGAAGAACAACCGGAGCGTCCCGAATGGCTCTTGGATAAATACAAGTCCGTAGAAGAACAAGCTAAGGCTTACGTTGAGTTACAAAAGAAACTCGGGGAGCGGAAGCCGGACAACGAATCCCCTCCGGCTAACAACGTAGGCGAAGTATTAGAGTCAGCACGGACTGAGTTCTTCGAGCAGAATGGACTAAGCGATACCACCTATGGAACCCTGGAGAAATCAGGATTCCCACGGGAAGTCGTAGACGCTTTCATTGCTGGACAGAATGCAATGCGTGAGCAGTTTGATAACAAGGTCAGGTCAGTAGCAGGGAACCAACATGATGCCATGTTGGATTGGGCTGACTCCAACCTGACGGAAAACCAGATAGCTGCTTACAACAATGCTTATAACTCTGGAGATCCTGACGCTGCAATGATGGCGGCTGAGTATATCTTCAACCGCTATAAGGCTGAGAACAATAAAGGAGTCAAAGTCTACCAGGGCGAAACCTCTGGACTTGGCGGGGTACAACCATACGGAAGTATGAAGGAAGCCGCAAAAGACATGGGACGACCAGAATATAGGGATCAGAACTCCAGCTTCCATAAACAAGTCCAGCGCAGGTTGCAGGTGAGTACCTTTTAATTTGACAAATTTTCGCAATGCGTTTTAGCGTTGTGAACATAATTTCGTTTTAAGCGGAGCCACCTGCGGGTGATACCTTTGACGGAGAGCGAGATAACTTAATCACTTATCTTATAACCCTCTAATAAGGAGACACTACAATGGCCAACGAAGGCTTAACCGTACCATCAAGGTTTGATGACAATCAGGCAGGATCAGGTTATAACGACTTGTTCCTTAAACAATTCACCGGGGAGATCCTCAGCACGTTTGAAGAAGCAAACGTATTCAAGGCTCTCCACACCATCCGTACCATCACATCTGGTAAGTCCGCACAATTCCCGGTAACGGGTGTTGCTTCGGCTAACTACCACACCCCTGGGCAGAACATTATCCAAGAAGGCGGGGCTAGCTCCACCTACCTTAGCGACATCGCAAAGACTGAGAAGGTCATCACGATTGACGATCTCTTGATTGCTTCGACCATGCTATACAACTTGGATGACGTAAAGAACCACTACGACATCCGCAGCATCTATGCTACTGAGCTTGGCCGTGCGTTGGCTAAACGCTTCGACACTGCCATCTGCAAAGTGTTCGTTGCTGCTGCCCGTGATAGTGCTAACCTCACCCAGACCAACAAGACTGGTGGACAGATCGACATCCCCAACGGCGATGTTTCTGCTCCTGGTGTTGCAGGAACCCCTGCCGCATTCACAGCACAAGACCTCATCAACGCATTCTTCGTTGCAGCCCAAAGGCTCGATGAGAATGACGTTCCTGAGATGGATCGCTTCTGTGTTCTTCGTCCGCAAGAATACTACAAGCTCCTCACTGGTGCTGACGGAAGCAATGTTCTCACGCTTACCTCTGCCGCTAACAGCGACATTGGTGGAAGTGGCAGCATCTCCACTGGTACGATTCCTAGCATTGCCGGGATCAAGATCTACAAATCCAACCACATCCCTTCCACGAACTTGTCTGCCGTTACCACTGGTGATGGTGCTTCTAGCAATGATGTGTTCGGTGTTAGTGGTGCAGGTTACAATGGTGACTTCCGTAATACCTTTGGTGTTATTGCTCACCCAGCAGCAGTTGGTACTGTGAAACTTCTCGACCTCGCTACCGAGTCCGAGTACAAACCAGAGTATCAATCAACCCTCTTCCTCGCCAAATATGCAATGGGTCACGGCGTGCTTCGCCCGGAGTGCGCTCTTGAGCTTGTTGCCTAATCGGTAATTCCCCAATGGATCGTGGGGGAGTAGTAGTTTTCGTCCTTTCACTACTGCTCCCCCCTTTCCTTAAATAAATACTACTATGGCACTAACACTTACAACCAGACTAGAAGCGGTAAATACCATCATAGGGGTCATTGGAGAGCATCCGGTGAACACACTGGACGCAACAGGTGGTAAGCCAGTCCAAGTAGTCGTAGCAGAGAACCTCCTGGACGACACAAGCAGGGAGGTACAATCGGAAGGATGGGCATTCAATACCGAGAAGGACTACACTTTAATCAGAGATTCGGATGACAAGATTGTCCTACCAAGCAACACACTGCGGGTAGACACCGAGATCAACAAGTACACGGACATAGATATAGTGCAGAGAGGCACTAAGTTGTACGACAGGAAGAACCATCGGGAAACATTCACAAAGAACCTGGATGTAGAGATCACCTTCCTACTAGACTTTACAGAAATACCTGAATCATTCCGGCGTTGGATTACCATTAGGGCAGCAAGGAAGATGGCTGCACGATATATCGGCAGCGGGGAGATGGAAACTTTCACATTGAGGGACGAATTTGAGGCCAGGAGATTGGCCAAGTCCTCGGACTCCGCTTCTGCTGATAGGTCAGTATTTGACAATCTACAAGTATTCCAGACTTTGGTTAGGTAATGCCGTTAATCAACACCAGCATCCCGAACTTAGCGCAGGGGGTTAGCCAACAACCTGACAACCTTCGGTTCCCTGGCCAAGGTGAGGCGCAGGTCAATGGATACAGCAGTGTGGTAGACGGGTTGAAGAAGCGTCCATTCACTCAGTTTGTGGGGGAGTTAGGGACGGACACCCCGATAAGTGAAGATAGCTTCGTACATTTCATCAATCGTGGGCCAGGGTTACGGCATTTGCTGGTAATAGAACCGAATGCAACTGCACCAAAGATCTATAACACCACGGACGGGACGAGTCTTAACGTCTACGATGCCCTTACAGGATCAATTACTCCCAACCTTTCATACATCAGCAATGCCACGCCCAAGGACAATCTGACAGCTATCACAGTTGCTGATACCACATACATCCTGAACAAGACCAAGACGATCAGTGCGTCCGGGACGAATAGTGATGCACTTGAGAAAAAGGCAATCGTTTTCATCAAGCAAGGTGACTATGCCAAGGATTACCATGTGGATGTTGTTATTGGCGGAACTACATATCATAGCACATATAAGTCAAACGATGGAGGAACCAGTAACTCAGAATTAGTAAATGGCGTTAAACCTACTAATATTACTGGGGCTGGATACGCCGTAAAAGAAGAAGGCGCATCAACGGAGGTCATTGCGCAGGGCGTATATGCTGCAATCCTTGATACAATATCTACTTACGCGATTGCCAATCTTACTGTCACGCTTGCACACTTAGAAGGAGTAAGTGGGACAGATTATAGTGCGGCAACAAACGCCAATGCGATCCTGATAGAATATACAGGAGGTTCTTCTTTCCATGCTCATACACACGATGGCTTAGGCGACATTGGCATTGGAGTGGTGTATAAAGAAGTTGGCGGACTAACTGATTTACCGACACGCGCTTTCCATGATTTTCGAGTAAAGGTAGCTGGTGACGTAGAATTAGCCCAAGATGACTACTATGTTAAGTTTGCGGTCAAAGAAGATGGAGCATCAACGGGTGACTACGGCGAAGGCGCATGGGTAGAAACAATAGCCCCGTCCACACCGACAGCCTTAGATGCTACCGAGCTGCCATATATCATCAGGCCACAGAGTTCTCCCAACGAAGCCAACTACTGCATCATCCCGAACACATGGGGGACACGGGAAGTCGGGGACACAACGACCAACCCAGACCCTTCCTTTGTCAATAACACCATTGAGAATATCTTTTTTTGGAAGAATCGACTTGGACTATTATCCGGTCAGAACATCCTTTTCAGCGAAGCGGACGAGTACGGAAATTTTTTCCGTAGTACAGTCCTCCAGCTACTAGACAGCGCACCTATTGACGTAGGGGTATCCCATACCAAGGTAAGTTTCCTAAAGCACGCAGCGGCATTCCAAGAGAAGCTAATTGTATTTAGTGAGGAGACGCAGTTCGTCATCAAAGGGAATGAACTACTGACCCCAAAGACGATCAACATCAGTCCGGTCACAGAATATGTAACCTCCAGCAAGGTTCGCCCCCTGGGACTAGGACAGTTCATTTACTTCCCATTCACCAGGAACAGTTTCGGAGCAGTCAACGAATACTTCATGGATGTCAGCAATGACAATATGAGGGCAGATGAGATTACCGAACACATCCCTAAATACATTGCTGGCGAGATTCGGCACATGGCCGGGACTAACGCTGAAGACTGTATCGTATGCCTTGGTAGCAACCTGAAGGAAGCATACGTCTACAAATACTTCTGGCGTGGAACCGAGCGCATTCAAAGTTCCTGGTCTAAGTTCACCTTCGGCAATGACATTGTTAGCGCATTCTTCCTGGAGAGCGACATGTACTTAGTGACCAAGGATGATACCAGGACACACCTGGAGAAGATGTCTCTGGAGAGTGGGCTGGTGGATTCAGGACTAGACTACTCGATCCACTTGGATAAACGGATCTCCGCTGCCAGTTGTTCCCCGCCCCCGAGCTATAATGCCGGAACGAACAAGACAACTTTCACAGCCCCATACAAAGTAGACGAAACTGGCTTTCTGGCTGAAGTATGGAGCCAAGCCGGAGTGAAAGCCAAGGTAGATAGTCGTAGCGGGAATACCATTGTCGTTCTTGGTGATTACAGCAGCAGCGCATACATTGGAATCCCTTACCAATTCTCCTATACCTTTACACGCCCGACCTTGAAGCAACCATCAGTAGGTGGAGGCAGGGCAGCTAGTGTTTACACGAAGGAGACTCTACGGACGGGCAGCATTGAGTTTGCCAACACAGGACACTTCATCGTCAATGTGGCATCCAAGTACAGGCCAACCTACGAACACATCTACAACCAACCATTACTAGGTGCAGATCCGGCATTAGGAATCTTGACAGTACAGGACGGATTCTTCCGCTTCCCTGTCTACTCCAAGCCTGACGACATTACCATCTCGGTAACATCGGATAGCGCATTGCCAGTTCAAATACTAGCAGCAGAATTTGAATCACACGCCAGCAGCAGGAGTCGCAGATATGGAGGTTAAGTATTCAGATTGCGTAATTAAGGAGGCAACCCGGGGCGATCTTACGGAGTTGTGTGACAAGTTGCGTGACCAGGATGTCAATGAAATCAAAGGCTTAGGCGTGTTGACCGACTATGCTTGCAATGTCAGCTATGAGAATAGTGACATCGCCATGACCATGCGGACGTTTGATGGCGAACTGATTGCTTGCTTTGGATGTGGAAAGACGAACACCCCGACAATCGCTACGATCTGGATGTTGGGTACGGATCTGGTCAGGACAGTACAATCTACGTTCTTGCGGTATAGTCGCACATGGATAGATTACCTCCTTACTGGATACGACTACGGATTTAATTTGATTAGCAAAGACAATACAGTGAGCAAGAGATGGCTAGGATGGTTGAATGCGGAGTTCTTTGAGACTCAGGACACTCCTGCTGGCTATGAGTATTTCTTGATACGGAAGGGAGGATATTGATATGTGTTGGGACATAGCAGTAATAGCAGCAGTAGCAAGTTCCACCGCACAATTCATTGGCCAACGCCAGCAAGCTAGGGCGCAAAGGCAATACCAAGAGATTGCTGCAAAGCAGGAGCAGCAGAGGTTCCTCCAGGAGCAATCTGCAATGTTGATCCAGCAACAGCAACGGGCAGAAGCAGCGAATGCCGAAGCATTTGAATTGCAGCAACGCGCTAAAGCCAGCATGTCCAGGGCTAGGGTAGCCGCAGGAGAAGCTGGAATTGCAGGGATTAGTGTAGATGCTTTGATTAACGATTACTTCCGCCAGCAAGGCAATCTCAGGTATGCTCAAACCAAAGAGCAGGGATACCGGGAAATAGCTACTGGCTTGGCATTGCAAGATGCGGCAATGCGTCGCCAACAGAATCTAATCGGCATACGTCGCCCTGTGAATGAACCCAGTTTGCTTGAAGGTGTGACAAGCATTGCATCCGCCGGGATGCAGGGATACTCACAAGGTCTACAAATGCAAGCAGCAAGAGGAGCTTCACTTGGAATACCAGGAAGTTCTGGAGGATCTACAAGCGCATTTGAGACTACTGCTTTTGATACGGACTATAAGATAGGAATCGGATAAGATATGGCCAGACAACAAGTTCAGGATCTACCGACTAAGATTGCACAACCGGAAAGGGTTGTTGCTGGACAGTATCGGGTGCAAGTGCAGGAAGCTCCAAGGAACAAACTGCAAGGGTTGGCATCGGCCTTGCAGAATGTAAACACTGGTCTGCAAGCATACACGCAAGCGGGTGTAACATATAGCGAGATGTACGAGCAAGAGATCAAAGGCATGACCAACGAACAGTTGGAAGAAGAAGCCAAACGATCCGCAGATGCTTTGGATTCCGCTGAACGCAAAGGGTTTCTTCCTCCGCTGATGAATCCCAGGAATTGGGAGCGCAACAGGAAAGCGATTGGGAAGCAGTACGCACAAAACTTCTACAAGAGTTTCCTATCCCAGGAAGGTAGGCTCTATAAAGGCAAACAAGCTGGTGATGACGACCTGACAGTCGATCAAATTGTCGATGATGAAATGCAATCATTCATCAATCAAAACCAAGGGATTGCCAACAGCACCATAATATCGGACACATTCTACAAGGAATGGAACAATCTGAAGCCAGCAATCACGCAACAATTTGCTGACCGGAAGCAAAAGCAGTTTGTCGAAAATAATGTACGGGGCATAGGTAACTCCATTTATGCGTCTTTATCTGTTAATGATCTAAATGATGAAGGCGATAAGGAAGCGTTCGTCCAAGGCATCATTAAAGCATGGACTGATACGGCCACCTTGAATACGAAAGAGCAGAAGGAGATTCTTCGAAGTATTGCGCTTTCTATTGCAGAAGAAAATCCAGATAAGGCACGGGACTTCATAAAAGTTGCAAAGGATAACCTAACCATAGGGAAAGTTCCGTTGAAGAATGATTTCATGTTCTTAGCGGATCTCAAGAATGATATTACAGACATTCAGGAGCAGCAGGACTACAAAGAGTCTAAAGAAGCCTCAGAAAA